CACGTGCGCGTTATCCGACTGCGGTGCGCAACCGCATAGGTGCCTCGTGGCAGCCCCGTGTCTCCTACGTTCCGCTGGCCTAACTCCTGTGAAGGAGGTTGGCTAGCTAATGAACGGAAACACGCTTCCCAGCCATCTTCTTTGTACTTTTTCAGTACGGGGATGATGGAGTATCCCTTAACTTCGACACGGTGGGTCGACGCATTCCAGCGTCGCTTCACTTGTCGAGTACCGTTAAGGGTACTTGGGCTGACGTCCGAACAGAACCAACCGATTACTCGGCCAGGAGGTGTGTTGATGGAATAGGAACCATCAACAGTGATCTCACGGTATTCAAGGTAAGGTAGGACACCATAAAGGCGTTCAACCATATCCTTGACATATTGTGATGTTCGGTAGTAACCAGCAGCATACAATGAGTTTGACAGCTCAACGTATGACACTAGTTGCGTGGCATCATTTGGTGCACGATGATTCCATCTCTTCCGTAAACGGAGGGGTGTAACGTCGACGCCTTTATAGGCGTCGCACCCACAGGATTCTCGAAAGAATCCCAGAGTACAGCACTTGTCCGCGTTGAATTTTATTCCAAATCGCGGGAAGTTTTGTAACACACACTGGTAGTCTTCCAGGTGTAGTATTAGATCATCGCCGTATATGTAAACCCTCTTAATGGCATCCCGCCATTTAAGGTTTCTATATACGCACAACATGCTAACTGCGAGGGACCAGAAGGTCAAACTCTCCACTGGGAAGCAAACTGCTGAACCCATTGGAGCGAATGATTCTAACTGGAGGACCCTGCCGTCTGGCAACTTAGTATCACAGGACCTTGAAGCTGATAAGGCTTCAAGCCATGCTGTTCCGCAAAACAATTGCGAAACCAGCTGGAGTGATACCCGGTCTGATGCGTCCTTCATATCGAGGGTCACGTACTTTTGAGTACGCGAGCCTTCGAGCGCTAGTCTGCGATTGATCGACTGGTCCGTGAAGTTCACGTGACCTTTAGTCAACCAACAGGATTCTATTATGGAGTAGAGCTTTCGCTGTTGTCCTTGTTGAATCCATTGCAGCTCCAACGGCTCGCATGATATGAGTCGAGGTCCTCTACTGTCCTTAGGGACAAGTACGACTTTCGCCGTACCCGCTTTTAGGGGTTCGAGTTGCTCTATCATGTGTAGCTGATCAACGGTTTGTGACAAGTTAAGTTGGAAATACTCCGTAAAGGGGTATACCTTCTCAAGACTTGCATAAATGCGAGAAAAGTGGCTTTTTTGGCCACCCACCTCACCCGTTGCAACTGCACCCGGTCCGTGTCCAGGGTTGATGTCCCTTGGATCGGAGCCCGCAAGAACGCGCGTTATGAGAGCGCGCGCTCTTTTGACGACTGCATCAGAGCTGTCTATGGATAGAGCACGAAGCTCGTCCTGAACAGCTACAAACGTTTCGAGGACCTTCTCGGTCTGCTCAGAAACGTATGGGAGTTCCAACTTCACCGTAAAGGCGAAGAGTTGCCTCACATGTCTGATTGCACATACATCCGCATCACTGCGAATGTACCCACTGCTCGTGAATATACGTTTATGGAGCCACCAGTACAAGACTGGGACTCCATCCTGGGTTTTAAATCCAGGACAGATAAACGGAATTCCACCTTGCAAAGCTTTGTCAAAAGCTTTGCCGAGATTGCGAAGAGATTTCGTTATAAACGAGATCCCTTCACGTGCTATACGTGATCTAATTTTGGTAAGATCACGCGAAGCATCTGAGTCAGAGTAACAATCAGCTATATCCTGCACTAGTCTACAATAAAGGGAGATGTAAGTCTCCAGGCTATTATGATCTCCCATATGGGTAGGTCTCCTAGTCTAACTATGTTGTAGGACTGCACAAGAGTCGGCTTACTGCTTTGGATTCAAGAGTTCAGAACTCTTTACGATTCGCCCGCAATAATGCGGTCGATCGATCCATCAGTGACAGCGAGCACTTCAGAATCACCGTTGACCTGTCCAAGAAGGACAAAGGCACCGAGAGACTGAGCAAGCTCAATCACGTCTGCCTCATCGAAGTCTGGCCCCATGGGTTGGGCCAGGACGATGTAGGCAGAGGCAGTCACGGGGAGCCCCGTCGTCGAATTGACTTTTTTACGGTCAAGTCGGATGACGGTGCGCCGTGTAAGGAACGGTTTGTTCTCCTTCGTTTCAGAACGAAGGATAGTGAGAGTGAAGGTGTTTTCACCTCCACTTTCAACGAACCGGTACTTAGCTCCTTCACCATCTTGGTTAACCCTAGGAAGACGGATGAGACCACCAATACTGGTGGTACTAACCGCCAACTGGATAACCCCAAGTTGAGCAGAGGAGGGCCGAGGAAACAAGATAGGATCGTTCAACATAGGTTGACCCTTCTTTCTAGACCAATAAAGGTCTTTTATTGTTTCTATCGAATGTTCGCATCACTGCGATCATAGTTATGCCTCAAAGGTGAGGCGGTGTGGGATGGTTGGGTAGGGAGCTTCTATCAAAGGCTCGCCTAGTGAACCAAATCCAACTAGTATAGATACCAGTTAGAGAGACCTCAGGGATCGAGTGGTAACTTCCACTGTTTCCCTATACGATTATTGGCGGACTGTATGGCAAGCGACGTTCCTATAAAGAAACGTCGGATGTTAACAATACTGCCAGTTTTTCGCAATGGCCTCAACCGAGTTATATCCATGCGGGGCGGAAAGAACCGCCTGCGTGTATATAGGAAGAGATCTCCGACCATCAAAAGATGGTCACCAGGATCAACGAAACCCGGACCTAAAAGGTCAGGAGTTCGCCAATCCCCGGAGACTCTTATTCTCACGTCGCGACCTATGCTTTCGCAGAAGTCTTTAATTGCGACGTCGACAGGGAACAGGTTGGGCTTCAAATTATGATGAAGCCAATCTCCGATAGGTATGAAGTAATCGAGAATGAAGCTAAAAGGGACAACGTCCCAAAGAGCCGCAGGATCGAGAACGCCAGTACCGTCGGCAAACTGTTTTAACCGGTTAAGGAACCCTGAGAGTTCTGGGCAGATGAAGATATACTTCATCGTTGCAAACAGAAGAGCGTTCGACATGGTGTATTCGACAGAGATAGGTATCTCTGTCAAAGCAACATGCGCAGTACATTGATGAAGCTTATTACTTGCAGGACTCACTTGCCGATTAGGCGCGTGAGCTGCAAATAGTGAGCCGAATCTCTTGTTCTGCTTGCCGAACTTCTCACCCCACGTCATAACAATGCGAGCTAGCTCGCGGATGTCTTGAAGCGTAGGGAGTAGGCCGAATTGAACGGCCAAGTGGCTATTAGAGATAGCGGTAAGAGATGCCTTTTTAAAGGCACCACTGTGCTGAATCTTTCGTAGCAACTGCTTGTTAAGGAGAAGGCTCCTAACAAGACGCGGTAACTCCTTAAAATCAACGAGAGAGTACCATATAGAAAAGTCCGTGTCAAACGGATCATCCTGTACGGTCATCTCCCTCGTGTATTGATCTTTTTGGAGTATCACGTACTGCTCCCACGCATCAGGGTACACGCCTTTTAGCAGCGAGTTTCCATTAAAGGAACGCTCGAGTGCATTATTGACGATGTAATTAGTCGGAACCCGGCACATACGCCCCGGGAAGATCCACACATCAGTGTGAACTTCTTCGGGGTCGGCGCCGATGGCATGCGACTGATACTGCAAAGACCTCCACTTGGAGGATATGCAGTCCTGGATCGGTTCCTGAGCCCAGGGGGCCCGGTCCCATACGAACGAACAAACGTGATCTACCCAGCTGATAGGCTGCGTAGCATCGAGTGTCCATCCGGTCACGTTATCCCAGTTGTAAAACCGTAAGGTTCCCAACTTGGTAACAAGCGTTGAGCGGTATCTATACTTATTCTG